GAGGGGAAAGCGTGCGCAGGTGGTCCCGACAGTTCGTCCCGAAAACATAAAAGAAGAAGACATGTTGACCGATCTGAGTGAGAAACCGGCCGCGAAGTACCTCCGCTGCGAGCACGGGAATCGGAAATACCGCTGCGACGCATGCGAACGCGAGCGTGCGCGTCGTCGGAGGCAGGACTTCGCCGACAAGTACAGGTACCGGAACGGGATCGTCGGTATCGATGGCGAGGTCAGCCTCTCGCGCGACCGCAAGTACTTCCTCAAGCGCAAGTACGGGATCACGGAGGAGCAGTTCCGCGCGCTGCTGAGCGCGCAGGGCTCCCGTTGCCGGATCTGCGACCTGCAGCTGAGGGTGGCCGGCCCACGCGAAACCCTCGCGCACGTTGACCACGACCACGCGACGGGCGTGATTCGCGGGATCCTTTGCCGGCACTGCAACAGCGCAGTCGGGTACCTTCGCGACAGCCCGGAGCGAGCCCGGCGCGCCGCCGACTATCTCGAGGCATCGCGGTGACAAGGCGTGTCACGCCGACGGCCGTGAAGCCTACGATCGAGAACGTCCTGGACGACGCGATCGCCACGCTCGAGCTCGGTCTACGGCACCTGCGCACCGAGATCGCAGCGATTGCGGCCGGTCGCGCCGGCAAGAGCAAGTACGACCCGGCCTCGCGCATCGCGTTCCTCTCCGGCGGGGTCGGTCGCATCGTCGACTCGCTCCGCAAGATCGAATCGGCGCGGGCCAAGCGCTTCGACGACCTCACGCCGGCGATGGTGCTGGCGTGGCTCCGGCAGCTCGACGCGACCGAGCGCCTCAACTTCCTTCGCGAGGCGTCGCTGATCGACGCCAGAAAGAGCGGTCTCGGATGAGCAGCAGAACCCTTGACCCCGGCGACACCGTCGAGCTGAATTCGGGCTCGCCACCGCTGACCGTCATCGAGGTCACCACGCCCGGACGCAATCCCGATGGCGAGGACGTGGTCGTGTGGTGGCGCAGCAACGACGGCGAGCCGCGAATCCTCGAGCTCGACACGCGGTGCTTCCGCCTGCTGGCCAGGGGCGGGGGTCGGCCGGCATGACCGCCTGGAAGATCAACGTCCGCACCGCCCCGGGCGCGCTGGTCGCCGCCGAGTACCACTGTCCGGTGCACGGACGGTTCGCGCTCGACGTGCCGCGCGACGCGAACGGCGACCCGCCGAGCTCGGCCACGTGCCCGGCGGGCGTCAGGTGGGAACTCGCGGGCGCCGGCGACGAGCTGCAAGGCTGGCGCTGCGCACCCGCCCCGTTCGTCATCTCGGCGCCCGGCATCGCGAAGGTCCGCCGCGTCGAGGCGGTCCGCGGCAAGTCGCAGCAGGCCGAGTTCGAGACGTGGACCGACACCACGAACCTCGGCGAGGGGCAGGACATCGACGATTGGAAGGACGACCGCGCGAAGGTGTGGGAGCGCGAGCGCGAGCGCGAGGCGATGGAGCTGGCCCGTGAGCTCTGACAAGACGGTCCAGGGGGTGGACTTCGTACTTCGGCGGCTCGCGGCTCGCGGCTGCGTCAACCTCGTCGAGACCGACGGCCGAGCGGCGAGTCGCGAGTCGGACGGGATCCGGTTCCGCGTGCACGACGGCAGGCCCGGCGGCGGGATGCGAACGGCCGATGGCTTCGTCCCGATCGGCTGGATCGACCGCGGCGGCGAGCGCCTCGTCGAGGGCGTCGGCCTCGCATTCGCGCTCGCGGTGGCCGAGCTCGGCGGCGGACCGCCCCCTGCGATGGCCCATCGGGGCACGTTCCGCGTCCACTTCAACCGCCACGGGGCCGCGCCGCTCGTGTGGTGCGTGGCGACCGACGAGTGGGAGCTCGCGATCGCCTCGGTCACGGTCGACGGCGTCGAGCTGCGCACCGTCTATCGGCCCAAGGCCACGCCGGACGACGAGGACGGCAAGCCGAGCGCCTGGCTCGAGGTGACCGGCGTGCTCACGATCGCCGGCGCCGAGGCGCGCATCACCAGGAGCCCCCGGTGACCGTCTACCGCCCAGCCGACCTCGCGCCGGACTCCGACGAGCGGGCGTTCGTGATCTCGACCTGGGCGTCGAGCTACAAGCACAGCCACTACGCAGGCCTGATCAGCGCCGAGGACTGGGCGCCCGTGATGCACGCCCAGCTCGGCAAGCTGCTCGACAGGCCGACCACGCGCGCGATCGTCGCGTGCGCCCCGCCGGCGTTCCTCTACGGGCACATCGTCGGCGACACCGCCAGCGCGATGCCCGTCATCCACTACGTCTACGTCAAGGACCCGTTCCGCGAGGCCGGCTACGCGCGCGGCCTGTTCGGTGCGCTCGGCGTCAACCCGGCGCGCCCGTTCCTCTACACGTGCCGCACCTCGATGGCGGCCCGGCTGGCCGACAAGATCCCCTTCGCGCGGCTCACGCCAGCCGCCGCGCGGTACACCAACTACCAGGAGCCCCGACATGGCCAACGACGACCGTAAGCAACCAGCCCCCGCGCAGCGTCCGCCCGCCGGACTCGAGCCGATCAAGGTTCGCCAGCTCCGCGTGAATGGGCCCGGCACCGCGCTGCCGCCACCAGGCAAGGGCAGCATGCTCACGGCCGGCACGCGCCAGACCGGCGAGACCGTCACGATCCAGTACGAGCCATGGCAGCGGCACCACCGGGTACGCGCGGTCAGCCCGGACGGCAAGGTGATGATGGAGGTGTGCATCCCGGAGAGCTGGGTGGCGTACACGCCCGACCTCGACTGATGCCCCGGAAGCCGCGCGCCGCCCCGCACGCCCGGGTGAAGGCCGAGCGGCGCGTGCTCTCGCCCGACGAGCGGTGGGCGGCCGAGATTCGCGAGCGCATCCTCGCCGACTGCCATCCGTACCAGCGCGACGCGGTCGAGGATCCCTCGCGGCGGTACTCGCTCCTCGTCGGTAGAGGCGGGACCAAGACAACCACCTTCCGCGCTCGCGGCATGCGGCAGATCACCGAGCGGCGCCGCGCGGAGGTCCTGTATCTGGCCACCACGCGCGAGCACGCGCGCGAGCTCAACTGGGACAAGCTCAAGGACGCGAACGAGCACTACCGGCTGGAGCTCGACTTCAACGAGAGCCGACTCGTCGCAACGTGCCGGCGCACGGGCGGCCGGTACCTGATGTCCGGGATGGAGGACGATCGCGACCTCGAGCGATACCGTGGAAAGCCGTACGACGAGGTGCAGGTGGACGAGGCTGCGAGCCACGACCCCGATCGCCTTGGGCGCGCGGTGTTCCGCATCTTCGGCCCCCGCCTCGGCGAGCGCGGCGGCTGCCTTGGCCTCGGCGGCACGCCGGGTCATCGCCCGCGCGGCGTCTTCTACGACGCCACGCGCCCGGGCTCGGCGCTCCATACCCCGTACGCCGATCGCGCGAAGGTCGACGCGCCCGCGGTGTGGAGTTCTCACGCTTGGTCGCTCGCCGACATCGTGGGGCTTCCGGGTGCCGCCACCAAGTACCCCGCACTCGTCGCGCTGTGGCGCGAGGCGCTGCTCGAGAAAGAGAAGAATCAGTGGTCGGACGACAACCCGGTGTGGATGCGCGAGTACCTCGGGCTCTGGGCCTCCGATGACACCGATCGCGTGTACAAGTTCCGACCGCACCTCGCCGACGGCACGCCATGGAACGTCTGGGACCCGTTCGACGGCCGGTCGCTCGAGGGAATCCAGGCGCTCCGCGCGTCGATCGCGAAGCTGCGGGGGATGGGGTTCAACAACCTGCGGTTCGTCGTGCCGGCCGACATGGGCCACACCGACCCGTTCGCGCTGAACCCGCTGGCCTTCTCGCCGACCGACGCCAAGCGTCGGATCTGGCACATGATGTCGTTCGAGCGCACGGCGATGTACGCGCGCCTGATTGCCGAGCTGCTCGTGGGCCCGGATGCAGTCGACCGGATCCTCCGCGGCGAGCCGCATGAGCCACTCGGCGGGGTGTTCGGCGAGATCGGCGGCTGGCCGGACGGCCTTGTGATGGACAGCGACGGCGCGAACATCGACGAGCTGGCCAACGTGTACGGGATCCGGTTCGCTAAGGCCGACCGGAACCCGAACTACAAGCAGGGCGCGATCGCGCTCACGAACGGCGACCTCGTGGACGGACCGCGGATCATCGTGATCGCCGGGTCGCCGCTGGCCAAGCAGCTCGAGCAGCTGCAATGGCGCGAGGACACGTTCGGCCGCGTGAAGGAGGATCCGCGCCAAGCGAACCACTCGACCGACACCCTGGTATACGGCCGGAAGCTGGTCCAGGTACTGTTCGAGAGCGGCGCGGTGGAGCAGGAAGCCGCCGCGCCGGCCGGTCCGGCGACCGGACGAGCTGTCCGTGAACCGGACCCACCAGCAGATCCCGGGCGGGGAACGGCGTTGACAGTCCCGATTCGCTATACCGATCCTTGGGGCAACCTGTGACCACCAAGGACGCCGCGGATCTGCTGGAACTGATCGCCGCGCGCGCCCAGGTGCTGCAGGAGCGCGGCGTGCGGCGGGTCGAGCTCGGCGATGGGGTGGCCTTCACGCTCGCCGCGCCCGAGCTCGCCGCCGCGCCGGCCGCGCCCGCGCGGGACGATGATGAGGTGCTCGATCCTCTCGACGATCCGGCGACGTTCGGGCGGCCGAGCGGCGATGGACCCCGCCCCCGCCGCACGCGCACCCCGCTCATGGAGTCCGGCGAGTGATCGAACAGGGTCACTGGTACGACGCGCCCGAGGGCGAGGCGCACAAGCAGGTGTTCTCGTTCGTGCACCGCATCGAGCAAGAGCAGGGCGACGTCTACGATCGCCTGCTCACGCTCGAGAGCCTGTACGACAAGCACAGCCCCGACGGCAGCTTCGCCGGCGACCCGCGCAGCGCCGCCGAGAACCTGCAGGACATGTCGGAGAACGTCGTGGCGTCGAACGTCGACACCACCTACGCGGCCGTCGCCACCGCCGAGGTTCGCGCGCGCTTCCTCACCGACGGCGCCGACTACTCGGCGCAGCGCCGCGCAAAGAAGATGGAGTTCTACGCCGAGGGCCTCGGCAAGCAGCTCGAGACCCACCGCAAGTGCCGGCTCGCGTTCAAGGAGGCGGCGAAAAAGGGCGTCGGCCTGGTGAAGGCCTACGCCGATCGCTGGGACGAGATCGCCGTCGAGCACGTCCCGATCGAGGACATCGTGGTCCCCGACGAGGACAGCAGGTCAGGCGCGCCGCCGCTGCAGCTGCACCACGTCCAGCGCCACTACGATCGCGCCCGGCTCAAGGCCGAGTACCCGGAGGCGGCCGAGGACATCGACAACACGTTCTCTGGCTCGATGCTGACCGACGTCCGCGCGGACGGCTCGGCCGGGCAGTGGATCAAGACGAAGATCGTCGTCATCGAGTCGATCCGCTTGCCGATCGGCAAGCGGCCGGCCAAAGGCAAGAAGGGCAAGAACCGCCACGGCGCGGTCTACGTCCCCGGCCGGCGCACGATCACGATCGCGAACCGGACCCTCCTCGACGAGGACTATCACAAGCCCTACTACCCGTTCGCGATGATCGCGTGGTCGGATCGCAAGGGCAGCTTCTACGCGATCAGCGGCGGCGAGCGCATCGCCGGCATCCAGCGCGCGCTCAACAAGCGGCTCTGGACGATCGAGCGGATGCTCCAGCAGAACGCGCACGTCACGACGTGGGTGCGGCCCGCGGACTTCGGCGCGCAGTCGAAGATGACCGAGATTGGCAACTGGGTGCCGATCAAGGGCGAGTACCCACAGACGGTGACCCCGCCGGCGGTGCACCCGGAGCTCCTCTCGAGCCGCGTGCAGCTGCGCCAGACCGCGTTCGAGGAGTTCGGCCAGAACCAGTCGGCGTCGCACGGCACGATCCCCGCGGGCCTCGAGACCGGCGCCGCGGTGCGCGAGGCCCGCCAGTCGCAGACGCAGCGCTTCGCTCCCCAGGAAGCCGACTTCGAGCGCCTGGTCCTCGACGCCACGTGGCTCACGATCGACGCGTGCAAGGACCTCGGTGACGAGGCGCCAACGGTGCTCGAGAGCCGCTGGCACAAGCCGATCAAGTGGTCGGACGTCGACATGGGCCAGGTCAAGATCCAGATCTCGGCCGCGTCGACCCTGCCGCGCACCGCCGCCGCGCGCGAGCAGACGATCCTCGAGTGGGCCCAGGCCGGCATCGTCTCCACCGACAGCGTGAGGCGGCTGATCGACCACCCCGATCTCGATCGCGAGCTCTCCATGTACACGGCCGCGCTCGACTCGATCGACCTGCGGTTCGAGGTCGTGCTGGATGGGGGGATCTTCACCCCGGAGCCGCTCGACAACTTGAAGATGATCCTGTGGCGCGGGCTGGGCGTCTACCACGATGCCCAGATCGGCGGCGCGCCGGAGCCGGTGCTCGAGTCCCTGCGCGACACCATCGCGCTCACCGGCTGGCTATCCTCGCAGCAACAGGCGCAAAACGACAACGTCGCAGCCGGTCCGGCCGCCGGACTGCCGCCGCCGGGCGTGGGCGACATGGGGTTGCCGCCGGATGCCGGCCAGCCGACCGCCGCGCTCTCCAATCAGGCGATGCAGCTCAAGCCGACCGCCGCGGCGTGAATTGTCCCGCTGGCGCACGTGGCACGCGTCGTGTAATGGTGTGTCCGCATGCCGGACGATGCCGCGGACCCCACGGAGCAGGCCGATCTCCAGGCCGGCGCCGGCGGCGCGGACGACGAGAACGCCGCGCTGATCGCCGAGCTCGAGGCCGT